TCCACCATCAAAATGGTTGAGTTGATAATCAAAGCGATACTTGCCCTATCTGCTCTGATAACAGCCATTAGATGGTGGTAACATCAAGAGGGGCTTTAAGCCCCTCCCCTCTTATGGGGATAATATTATTATATCAATATGAAAGGAATAATGCAATATGAAGAAAAATAATTTTTGGCTGTTCAGCCTTATTTGTTTGTTTATCGTATGCGTTGCAAGTAATTTTTTTGTTGTTGCTCGCATAGCCTTGGGCATAAATGCAGTTATTGTACTTGCACAAACTATTCACGAATTTGTAATGTTCAGGAGAAATCACAATGAATAAAATCAAAGAAGCAAGAATTGCAACAGGTCTTAGCAGGGCAGATGTTGCAAAGATTATGGAAGTACCTTACCGTACTTGGGAAAATTGGGAAAGCGACAACAATCCAAACTACCCTAAGCCTTACTTTGAACGGCTTATACTGAAAGAGCTTAAAAATATCCGCAAATGACAAAACTCCCCTCACTCGCTTTTTACGGCGGATGAGGGGGATTTTTTTGCAATTATGTGTTCGATTTAAAACTTATTTTATTTTCGCAGTGTAATCAAGTGCAATCCAGCCGGCACCGCTTTTGAGCTTGCCCCACTTTTTTGCGCCTGTGCCTGATTTTTCGGCTACGATCGTGTATGCTCCGCCTTTTGCAATTGAGCCGCACACGGGATAGTTCGTGCCTGCGCCTTTGCGGATATTTACGCCGTTCGATGATGTAATCTTTACAAGGTACGGCTTAAAGGCTGATGTGCTCGGCTTTGTTGTCGGGGTTGAAGGTTTTGCGGTTGCTGATGATGAGCTTGCCGACTTATATTTATAGCCGAAGTATTTACACATACCCTTGCAGATTGCCTCAGCGATAGCGTTTGTGTTATTGCGAATCCAGTTCGAGCCTGTCACGGTGTCGTGAAATTCACACTCAACATACACGGTTAATGCTTTCGGTACATTGATTTCGTAAAGGTCGGTTTTGTAACTGACCGAATCATCCTTGCCGGGCGAGATTGCTCCGAGGGCAGACTTTACCGCCTCGGCAGCCTTTCTGCCGTTTGAGTTCAGGCAGAAAACTCTTGTACCGCCTGTGTATTTGCCATTAAAAGCGTTGGTGTGAATCGGCATATGAATGTCTGCACCGAACTTGTCCGATTCGGGACAGCGTGTCTGCATAAGCGTTCCCGACTTTGCGACCATAACCTCAAAACCGCAACGCTTAAGAGCTTTGGCTGTTGCGGCGGCGATTTTGTCGCACTGAGCCATTTCATTTGTACCGCCCGTTGCATAGGTGTTTCTGTTCTGATTCGACGGACTGAGATAGATTTTCTTTGACATAATTATTCCTCGCTTTCATCTGTTTTCACTTCGACTGTTGTCTTTAATCTCTTGACGATTGACACCAAAAATTTCGGCAATGGGATTCCGATTTCCGAAAGGTTTTCAAGGATTGAAATTAATTCGTTGATGATAAACCAAATCGTCACAATCATTCCGATACAGTAGTTAATTTGCAGGTCGATTCCGCAGTTGACAAGTGCCGAGCTGATGAGATAGTCGGCAACAATACCGACCGCTACGGCTACGATATAGCCTACCTTTTTGATAATGCCTGTTACACCGACACGGCTGTTAAGCGTGTGGCTGATGTATGCCTGTGCCATTCCTGTGATATAGTCGATAATCATTACCGCAATCATCACAGCAAACGGCACAAGTAAGATGTTAAGATATGCGACAATAGCACCGCATACCGTGGCAAATAATGCCTGTAAAATGTTTTCTTTCATTGTTTACACCTCGCTTTCTATCGGCTCATTAATGGTTGGGTCTGTTCCCCAAACTGCCATTACTGCGGCATAGTATTCGTCTGATAACACCGCTCTGAGCTGTTCTCTGCCCGATTTGCTGTTCATGTAGGCATTGCGGATGTTTCCGCCGACCTGCATTTCTTCACCGTTAAAGGTCAAAAACTGCTGTCTGAGTACCGACACGCTGTCCTTTGTGAGCATATCAAGTGTGATTTTTTCTTTAAGTTCCATTTTTCATACCTCCGTTATTTAATTTTGTACAAGCAAATCACATTAATTTGCTCGCCGTCTGCAAATGTGTAAGCCGTCTTATCCTGAGTCGAAAACTGTAGCCAAGTGTTATTTTTCGGAATGGCAAATTTAAAGAGCTTGCCAAGGTTTGAAATACCGACACAAAAAACATTGTCCTCGGAAATACATTTGTACGGCAAATCAATCAGCGGACACATGCTATTGCCGGCAAGAGATACTGCGTTCATTTTGACCGTTGCACTGACGATTACGATGCCACCAATCGTCTTATATGTACAGTTTGCACTTTTGATTTTATCTGCAACGGTCGAATAAGGTGTCAGCTTTGATGTGCCGCTTTCAATATTTGATGAATCGTATTTAGTCGCCAAGGCGGTTTTATCTGCTTTAACAAGCAGAGCGCTGTAAACCGTACCGCTTGTTAGATAACACGGGCTGTTATTTTTTGGTTCACTGTCGAACGGCATTGAATTGAGCTTTCGGGCAATACTCTTGTCTGTTTTATCAAGCCTTGCTCCAAGCGAATTAGAACTACCTCTTGCATTTTCGACTTCTTTTGTGATTTCAGCGATAGAGCTTGCTCCCGGGAAAGCTTTACTGTCACCGTTGATTACTTTTTTTCCAACGCGAAAACAAACGGTTTCAGCAGTTATGATTTCGTCGCCTTCCGTAAGCAAAATGTCCATTTTACAAATGCCTGATAATGCGAGCATTGTGTCTGTAAGCGTAACTGTGACTACATTATTTTCGGTGTCAACGACAGCGGCAACGCTGTCCGCTACGATTACATCGTCAACCGTAGCATTGACTTTTGCCGACATCGCAGATGTTAAATCTACAACTTCGCCGTTGACCGTAAATGTAAAATCAATAATGCGTGAACCTTTGTCACCCTGTCTGACCTCTAAAATTTCGTAGTTTTTACAACTGTTAATTTCGAGCGTCATTTTCGTATGGTTGATGTTCAACTTTATTCACCTCATTTTACTATATAATCAGATAATTTTGATTTTGGCGTGCCGAGTTCGAGGCTGTTCCATCGTTCAAGCACAATATCATAATCTGTTTTTATGATTTTTGCCTGCAAACTGTCATTAGCCGTGTCTATGTAAACTGTATCGCACAAATGCAAATCCAACATCTCATCAAGCGTTGTGGGATAATCAACCTTGGCATTGAGCGTAGGTGCTCCATTAGTGCTTGCGAGCTGACCTCTTAACACCTGAGCCTGTATGTTAAGTTTCTGAATCAAAAGGTCTTTGTTTTCACCTGTCTGAGCATTAAAATTCCAGTAGCCCGTCGCATCGCCTATATCAACCGAGCCACCGTCTGTTACATCAACAGCTTTAACCTTAATTAACTTTGATTTGTGGCTTTTAAGTTCCTGTGGCTGTGAGCAAAGCACAACATTGCGCTTTGCATAGGTATCATAGCAAGTCGCATATGCCGCCACGTGCGAGCAAATATCGTCCGAATCAAGCGTTTGCGTTAAACTGCTCAGATTTTTCCCCCACTTTAAATGGTATTTAGTAGTTGTTCCACGGCTTTTTAAAAGAGACACATTGAAATTGTTATATTTATACTCGCCTCCGAAAACATCAACAAGTGAGCCGTCAGCTCCGCCCATAAAATCTCCGAGAGTACACGGAGTAACAAAACCGAGTGTCATAGAGGATTTTGTGGTGATATCAGATGTAAATTTAAAGTAGTGCGCCCACAAGGTCATTTGCGATTGCAAGCCTTCTTCCTGCCCTGTACAAAGGTAATGCCACCATTCCGCAGGTGTGCGCATTATGTCTGTTTGATTTTGTACTTCAACCAAAAAATTGTTATACAGATTATGCTTGATATGCTTTGCTTTGATTACAACGGATTTTTTATCCTTGTACTGCAAATTATAGATTTCAAAAAATTGCGGTTCGTCTGTCGGATTTGGTTTTGCTTTGACAAAAAGTTGTGTATCAAGCAAATCGGCGCAGTCATCTGTCACCAAAAGCTCAATTTCAAGCAAATAGTCGCCGTTGCGTTCTTCGGTAACTTTTCCGCTTATAATCTCGGTCATCATACCGATTTTAAACATTGCATTTTGATTCAAAATATGGGTTGTGTTTTTCAATTCGTATAGCAAGGGATAAAACATTTACAAACACCTCCAATTCGGGGTAATGCTAACCTCGGCATTGCTAACAGATGTAACCGTAACTTGATTATTTCCGGTGGAAAATTCAGGCGGTAATGTGTCGTTGATAAATTTCGATGTACCGTCAGACTTATACGCTCTATACTGCATTGATTCGCCGTCGAGCAGAGCGTAGTCATAGCCCGCAACGCAAGACAAGATATATTTTGTTCCGTTAATAGTTAAATTAGCCTTAGCGTTACTGCCACTGCTTGTATTTGTATTGGTAATCTTGACAGTTGGTAAGCTTGCGTATTTTTCGGGATTACGCAAATTCACCGCCTTATTAACCTCTAATTCAATAGGTTTAGCACCAATCTCTGAGTACCACCAAGGAAAACGATTGAATTTGATTTTGGTTGTAAGCAACGAGGGCAACTCTCGTACAATGCTATCAATATTTGATATGTAAGCCTTAGTAAAATAACCGGGATTATAAGTGTCTTTGTACTTCTGATATCCCCGATTTAAGGTCAGCCATTCAGTAACAGCCTTAGCAAGATGATGTGCGGACATCTCAGACAAATACGGCAGAAAACATATTTCACGCTCGAACTCCACATTCTGCCATCTGCCATTGTCGAGGAGAATGTCGCCGTCCTTGTATGGGATTTCAATTGCTGAAATATCCCTCTTAGCTATCTCGTGTTGTGGGGCTTGTACGAATCTGCCGCAAAAATAAGACAGCCATTTGTCTGCAAAATAAAAGTTATGCATATGCTCTCTGCCTCCTTGTGATTTCATCGGCAAGCCTGTTGCTGATATCATCAACAAAACTTTCGATATCCATTTCGTTGTTGATAGCAACTGAGGGTATGTTAATACTTATGTTATTAACTATGTTCGTTGAATCCTCTTCAAAAGCCGAGTTTCTGCCCTCTCGTTTTGCTTTTCTGTAATCCTCTGCCTCTTGAGCTGTGAGAACTGCCTCGCCCGCATCAAGATAGGCGGCATATTTATCGTGTGGAACATAGTCAATACCTGCCCTGAATCGTGGCAATGTAACTTCGGGAATCGGATCTATTTCCCAACCAATCATTGATGTTGCCCAGTCAATGCCTGAAAGCAGTCCGTTAATAATGCCGATTACGCCATTGATTATGTTTTCGACAATCGTTGGTAAGATATTGAATACATTTTTAAAAATTTGAACAACACCGTTCCAAGCCTCTTCCCAGTTGCCACTGAAAACACCTTTTATAAACTTAACAACTCCCTTGAACGCTCCTGTGAGTGGTTTGAGTAAGTTTTTTACATTCTCAATCGCATTGCCCAAAACATTGCTGAAAATTTGAGCTAACCATTCGATAATCGGTACAAGCGCAGGAATAAGCGTTTCAAGCATTTCGCCGAGCAAGTCTAAAACAGGACGGAGCGCATCAAAAACCTGTGTAATAACAGGCGACAACTGCTCAAAAACAGGCTGTAAAGTTTCAACAATCGTATTGCACAACTCGCTGATTATCGGTATAAGAGGTGTAAGCAAATCGTTAAGGAATGTAGCCAAATCCTCAATAATCGGAGTGAGTACCGCTAATAAACCGTTGAGCAACACGCTGGCAAGCTGAATAAACATTTCAATAACGGGCGTTAAAAGCTCTACAAGAGTACCAAACAATGGCATAATTGCCGTTATTATCTGCATAAAATACGGGAGTAAATCCTGAATGATTTGCAAAAGTGGCGGAAATAATTGTTCAACAATCTGTACAATGATAGGGGCTAACTGCTCCATAAGCTGAGCAATAAACGGTAGTAACTCCTCAATTAACGGCATTATCTGCTCAAGCATTGACACAATTATCGGAGCTATCTCTTCGCAAATGTTGATTAAAACGGGGGCAAGGTTGTTTGCCACGCTCTCAATCAATGGTGAGAGCTGTTCGAGGAGTTTACCACCAAGACCGATAAGAGAGTTAAGGACAGGCTCGGCGACAGCACCAATCTGAGCCATAGTGTCGGATAACTGCTGATGTGCCCTGTTAGATTCCATTACATCGCCGTTTGTTTTCTTATACTGAGCAGAGGCATCCGAATACAGCGATGTGAGCGTGGATGTGATTAACTGCTGTCGCTCTTGCTCCGAAGAGCATTTTGCAAGTTTTTCATTAAAAGCATCCTCAGACACACCCATCCAGTTAAGAGCATCAGCAAGCGGACCTGTTACCTGTCCGACTTTCGCTGTTTCGTTCGCCGCCTCAGTTAAGCCTTCAATCGGAAGTGAATCGCCAAACTGACCGTAAACACCTGTGCAGATTTCTGTCCAAGATTGCAAATCTTTGGTAGAATTGCAAAGCAAAGAAAGGTGGTTTGCGGCTTCTGTCGCTTGTCCGCTGTCACCTACTACGGCATAGAGGGCGGAATATGTTTGCTTTGCGTCTGCCGCTGAGAATTTGTTGGTGGTGAAAGCTGTGTCAAGTTTTCCCATCTCTGTTCGGTATTCTCGGGTGCTCTCTGCGACAGTGGACAATGCTCCTACGCCTGCCGCCGCACCTCCGACCATTGCCGCTCCCCATTTGCCTGCGGTTTTGATACCATTACCTAAGGTTGCGGCGACACCTTTACCTTTTTTCTCAGTTTCGGCGATTGACCTATTCGCCTCATCGTTATTAACGAAAATTGAACCAAATAACTTAAAGATTTCAACAGCCATTGCTACACCTCCTCCCATTTATAATTATCGAGGTAATCTGCAATCTTGCTTTCGACAGCTTCGACGTTTACAGTTTCTTCCGCGCCTGTCTGCATTTGATTTTTAACCTTGTTTACAAAATCGACATATGACACGCCTGTAAATCTGCCTGTCATCGTGAGCATATATGCCTTGTAAAGCATTTCGTCCTCACGGTCATTAATCGCATTTTTGATAATCTCGACAGCCTCGGAAAAAGACAGCTCATGCAGTACGGCAGTGTTGCCACAACAATACTGCACGAGCATTCCATATGTTCTTACTTCAAGACTAAGGCTGAGGTAAAAAAACTCTTAATATCGTTTTCCCTGATGATTGCCTTTACATTGTCAAGAACCTCGGGGATACTTAATTTACTTACATCATCTGCCGTAATGTCGCCTCTGATATCGGCCAGCAATGAATAAAATTCCTGTTCTGTTTCTTTGTTTGACAAAGAAGTTAACAGAGTAATCACAAATTCAAGACCGACCGCTTCGGTGTTGACTGTTTCATCTTTGCTGTTTTTTTTAACAGCGATACGATTTGCAAAGTCTGCAATTTCCTCTTTGATGTTTGCCGACTTAATGATGCGAGCAAGAGTAAATGCGTCTTTAATGCTTAATTTTCTCATAATTATGCCTCCGTTGCTTCCGTTGTTTCTGTTGGTCTAAAAATTTTAAACGGTGGTTTGATTTCGTCCTCTGAATCGTAAACTTCGGGTGAAAGGTTACCATAGAACTGAGCCTCTACCTTGCCATTATCTTTGTCGGCAATCGCAAGTGTAAGACCGTTCTCATTGAAGCCGTTGAACACCTGAATAATGCACGGCTTATCCTCTCCGAGGAGACAACCTACCCAAGTGATATTCTGAATGTAGTCACTGTCAAGAATAACATCTCTACCCGTAATTACATCGTAGCCTACGACCTTTTCGTCTGTACCTTTGTCGGCAATTCCAAGACCATAAATGAAATTTTGTGTGGTCATCTCGGCAAGGGTTGCCTTGATGTAAACCTCCCAACCGTCAACTACCGTATCGCCTTTAGTTCGTGTTTTTACACCGTCAAATTCAAGCCGTCTGAGTGTCGGCTTTGCCGAAAATTCACCGCCTTTGATTGTTACACCAAGGCACTTGCCTGCCTTTTTTGCGCTTGCGTATGTGTCCGTAGCAGGATCGTAATTTACGAAAAACGCACCTGCGTCAAGTAACATACGGTCAGCCGTCTTATTGCTGTAACCGCTGTACGGTTTAATCTTTCGTGGCTTAACTGTTGCCATTTCAATCGTCCTCTCTTTCATAAACCCTCAATTCAAGGGTTGCCATTATTCTATTTATTGTTTTGTCCGATTCGGCGACATACTGCCTGTCGCCGTTGTTGTAAAACTTGTAATGCCGTTTACCCTGTGTATAGGTTGCTCTCGCAATATCCGAATAGATTTCATCCACAATATTGTCGATTTTCTCGGTGGTGAACCTATCGTACAGATTAAGCGTAACAAGATATTTCTTGTACGGCTCGTCGGTGTAAAGCTGTTTCAGTTCGTAAACAAGCCTCGGGAAGCCGTCACCAACCATAAAAAATGAGGGGACATACTGCGACAAAACCGCATTTAATAAATTTTTAATGCTATTCACCGCTGTATTCCCCCTCACTGATTTTTCGTTCTGCCTCTTCTGTGCCTACGGCACTGAGGTACTGTTGTTCAATTTTTATGATGTCTTTGATGTTACTTTCGGCGGCATCACTTAACGCTCCGATTTTTGGAGCCTTGCTTGTACCGATTTCTTGATACAAGCCATAGAATCCGCCCGGCTTAAAACCAACCTGCAGGTCAGGAACTTCTTGCTTTGAGCGTACCCAATATTGCGTATTCTTTGCTAATCGCCCCGTCCTGCGTTTTATTTTTTGTCGCGACCGTTTGCATACAAGTTTGCCAACATCACGCAGAGCGGCTCTCTCAAGCTCTTTGAGTGTGTACTGAATGCGGTCAACATTGCTGATTATCTCAACGCCGTTTTTTGTGATTTTAACTGCTTTCGGGAGTGACATTTGTTTCACCTACTACTGCCGTTAAATACAGTTCCATTCGTTCTGTATCTTTCGCCGAAAAAGTGCGGTATATTTTGTACCGCTGACCTGCAAGAATGCAGAAATTTTCTCCGTTGTACTCAAACTCGCTTATGTCAAGCACAATGTCGGGTTTAAATCCTGCCGCTGCAGCCTGAAAAAATTCTGATTGATTCACAGACTTTTTAACAGCGAAAACCTGCCTTTTTACTTCCTTGGTAATAAGTTCACCGATATAGTTCGTTCCGCACGATTTCAGTGAAACCAAGGTAACAATACATTCACTATTCATCGTTTGCCCTCACTTTGCTATATTTCAGTCTGCCTTTGATTTTCGACAAGATGATGTTATAACTGTTTGTCAGTTTATCATCAACTGTTTTTGCGTAATTCGCCTTACAGTAAACAAGTACCGCTTCTTTTATAAGTGCATCAGGTTTTTTGAGCCAGCTTGGATGCACTCCTATGCGTTCTAAGTCGGCTAAAACAAAGTCAATGTGCTGTCGGATGTCCTCATCGAGGGCATCCGAACTAATTTTGCGAACTCTGAGTTTAGCCATTGTCAATAAATCGTCTGTTGATGACATTTAATCATCAGCCTTTCTTCACACGAACAAAGCCGTTGTATGATGCCGTATTACCGCCCACATACATTTCAGCCTTGTGTGCAATCTGTCCTGATTTAAATTTGTACTCAGTTGAGATTGACACATCCATATCAGAAAAAACAGCAAGTTCATAGTTAAAGAACGGACCGTACGCCATACAATACTCGCCCTTGGTTGTTCCGGTTGCCGAAACAGCTTTACAAGCTGAGTTGATGATGAACGGAACACCGTCAATTGTACCGGAATTACCGTTGTTCTGAATATCGTAAACCTTCTTGCCGTCATCTGTACGGAGCTTTGCAAAGGCCTTGAGATCGGCTTTGTTGAGAATAAGACCGCAAAAACCTTCAACATCTTCTTCGCCACCGTATGAGTAAATGATGTCGTCAAGGGTGGTTTCTGTGATTGCGGTTACCTCCATATCCGTGGTAGGATCAATTACCTTTGCAGGTGCATTGAAAATGCCGACAATTGAACCGGTTTCACCTGAGCCTACAAGAATCTGCTTTGAAAGCTTCTTTCTTACGGCTCTTGATGTAGAATTGCTGATTACGGCATCATAAGCCGCCGGGGCAAGTTTGCGAATTGCGTTAGGCTCTTCCGCATATGCAGTAATGTAGGTTTTATTGATATCAACATAATCGAACGTCGGTTCTGCTGTTGCCGCGTCTGAACCTTCTGTTGTGTAGTCGCCTTCACCATATGACTTAACAAAACCTCTCTGATAGCTTTCGCCACCGTAGAGAGGAACAATCTTAACCGCATCGATAAGGCTTGAAACATCATTGAATGTATCTCTGACATCTTCCGCTGTGTGATGTGGCATAGCAATTGTTGTTGTACTGATTGCCGCTTTTGGCGTTACAATCGTCTTGTTCATTCTTACTGTTTCGCCGTTCTTGAGCTTTTTGCCCCTTTTTTCTGCGAGGTTTTCAGGTGTAGATTCCTGCTGTTCACCTTCATTTTCCTCTGCCGCTGTAGCATTTTTGGTGATTTCAGCAAGTTTCTGTGCACGCTCAATTTTATCATTGATTGTGTTAGCTTCTTCAATCAATTTGTCGAGCTTTGCGTCATCACCGCTTGTTTCAGCGGCCTTTGCCTCAACAGCAATTTCTTTAAGTCTGTTTTTAAGTTCTTTGATAGTCATTACTAATCATTCTCCCTTCAAAATTCCGCTGATACACAGCGATTTTATTTTTGATGACTTTGCCGAAAGATTTTTCTCTCTTTCAGTAGTCACGACTACAAGATTTTTGGGCTGATTTTTAAATTGAGCATTCGTGCAAGCAGCAATCTGTTTTTCCGCTGCAACATCTACGCTGAAATATTTAGCCGCCTGTTCACCAGTGAGCCAAGTTTCTGCATCAACCATTTTCGCGATTGTTTCGGTGTCAACATTATCAGCAAGATGTTCTGCGTATATATTGACAATGCTCTGCTCAATGGCATTAAGCAATTCAATTTCTTTCAACATATCGTTTGCATTACCGATAACAAAAGACCACGGTTTATGTATCATCAGAAACGCATTTTTAGGCATTACCAATTTATCACCCGCCATTGCAATAACTGATGCAATGGATGCAGCAAGACCGTCAACATAAACGGTTTTAAAGCCTGTGTGTCTTTTAATGATGTTATAGATTGCCATACCGGCAAAAACATCACCACCGCCTGAATTGATGTAGATATTCAGGTCTTTGCCTTCCTGACCTTTGAGCAACTGCTGAATGGCTTCCGGGTACTGGTCCTCATCACTCCAAGCGCTCCAACGGTCACTCACAATGTCACCGTAAAAATACAAATCCGCTGATGTTTCAGTTTCATTTCGGATACGAAAAATTTCATTGATATTATTTTTAATCTGAGGCATCATTGTTCTCCTTTCCTGTCTGATATAACGACTGGTCATCAGTCTTAACATAGTTAAGGCTTACCATTCTGATATCTCCTTCTTCGCCGAGGCTCGGCATATCCATCATTTCAAGACCTTGATTGATAGTAATAAAACCACGGTCAAACAACGCTTGCATAACGGTCATCTTAGTTTGTGTAGTAGCATACTGTAATTTGTTAGCAACGAAAACAATTTTATTTCCGAACCCTCTTTCGCGCTCCGAGAATATCTTATAGGTAAATTCAAGTGACAGCTTCATCGCTATGGGTTCAATTTTCGATTCGTAAAAGTTATTCCACTCAGTTTCGGAATATTCGCCTTTAATGATTTTTTCAGATACTCCGAAATAGTCATAAATGTTAGTCTTGAAAAATGAAAGCTGTGTGGTTGGAATACTTTTTGGAGTTTGATTTAATTCCTTGAATTCAAATTCCGAGCCAAGACCTGCAATGCCACCTTCATTCTCGGCGGTCATATAAGCTTCTTTCCATTCTTTGATTTTGTTTTTCAAATCTTCTTCATCAATGAAGTTGTTGAATTTCAAGTAACCTCTGAGATGAGCGGAATTTTTCACAATGTTCTTAATACCGTCATATGTGGTGTCGAGCATTTCCACCGATGTAGCTAAATCATCGTCAGGATCACTTCCGAGGAATCGTTTTTTACCCGGACGGTCTTTCAAGTGAATAACGCAATCATAGGGAACTGTATATTCCTTGCCGTCATACGACCAGATAAACCGAAAAAATAATATACCTTCATCTTCAAAAATGCGATAATTTGTACAGATTACAGGACGAATAGCCTCAATTTCCGAGAAATCATCGTTATAGCAAATAATAGCAAAACCGTCACCGCTTATAACCGATTGATAGGCTATCTTATAAAGCCAATCTGTAGTATTCAGCTCTTTACAAGGTCGGGTTGACAGCAAACGAGCAAGACTGTCATTCTTGATTACTGTTCCGTTTGCGGAATTTCTTATAACCTGCGGTTGCAGTTTCGATACTTGTGTCGCAATTCTATCTGCAATACTGTTGATAATCTCACTACGGCTGTTATAATTATTTCCGCTTTCACTGTGGGAAAAATTCAGGAATGCTTTAGCCGAGTGTTTAAAAAGTTTTTGAAAAATCCCCAAGTTATCCCGCCTTTCTGTTTTCTAACATTTTGCCAAGTGTTTTATAATGCTTACTTCTTACCGTAAAAGCATCAAAAACGCTAACAGGTCCGTCTATGTGCAATCTGCTCTCAATTTTTACCGGTTTCTTTCGTTCATCTGAATCGTTAATTTTCACAGCGACATCAAGGAACTGTTTTTTTAGCAATTCATTGTCGCCAAAATGTATTTTACCTTCTTTTAACAAGCCCTCGAATTCATCCATAATTGGTGAAAGGTTTGTACCTTGAAAGACATCATCAACCTTGAAACCTGATGCGTCCAAGTCCTGAATTAAATACTGCGCTGAGTATCTATCGTAGCCAATCATTAACGGCATTATTTTGTATTCTTTGCGAAGCATTACAAACCAATTAAACACATCGTGATAATCAACAAAATGCTGGCCACTGATGATAATCCTTCCTTTTGCTCTATGCACTTCATACTTTGTTTCCGGCTCATTTTCACAGGCTTTTTTGAAGCTGTCCTCGGGCATAAAGAATTGTGTAAAAATGTAGAAGTGGCCACTCTTGCAGATTACAACAGTTGCCGCCGTGAGGTCAGTTGTTCTTGACAGGTCAACACCTGCGATAGCGTAGCATTTGCGAAAATCTTCTAACCTAAGAGGTTCACCACCTGCAAGAGCAACATCTTCATATGCAAGCCAAGCAATAGAACTGTTTTGCAGGATGTTGCAATATTTACACATAAACTCAGCCTTTTTCGAGGTTGAATTTTTTGCCACAACAATTTCTTCAAGGTAATAACTTTCTGAAACTGATATTCCAAGATTGGGATTTGATTTTTTCAGTTCGTTGATGTCATCCCATTTTTGTATATCGTCAATCACATACAAAAATGGGAGTAATCTCATTTCACCTACTCCAAGTTTACCTTTGAGAAATCTTGTAGAGCGCTTGAACAGTTCGTCGTAGATTCCGTCGTTGATGTACCCGGCTGTAGTTATTGATAAAATAAGCGGTTGTTTTCGTGAGCCGAGAGCTGATTTCATTACCTCATACTGTTTCAAACCTGCTTGTCCCGGCCAAGCGGCAAGTTCATCACAAACTGTAAGATGTGGATTGAATCCGTCAGCTTTTTTGCAGTTGAATGCGACTTTTGAAATCGTCGTGTTCATCGGAATGACATAGATATCGTTCTTTCTTTTTTTCGTCATTTCTTCTGATGATAATTCTTCATCGAGTTTAACCGATTGATAAAAAGCATTATATACAAGGTCTGCTTGCGCCAATTTTGGGGCAAGACAGTAAATTTCAGCTCCGTATTCACGGTCAGCATATGCCATATATTCAGCAATTGCCGCTGCAAATAATGTCTTACCGTTCTTGCGAGCTACTACGATCAAAGTTTCATGAAACTGCCTGTTGTTAAGATTATCGACTATGCCAAAAAGACAACCTACAATAGCTTTCTGCCACAACTCAAGGTGCAACAAATCGTGTCGGCCTTTGCTGTGATGCACAAAATTCTCGATAAATTTTACAGCCTTATCAGCTTTTGATTCATCGTAAAACCATAAGCCTTTTTCAATGCCTTCAAGAACCATTGCGTAAACTTTTTTAATCCATTTTCCTGCTACGATTTTTCCGCTACAAATGCGATTGTAATATTCTTGAATATAATTAACTGCCAAGCATTAACGCCTCAAGTCTTGACTGCTTCCTCTCTGATTTTTCGGGGATATAGGAAATCAAAGTGTTGATTACAGAGGTGTAAGTTCGCATATAGTCAGAATAAATTGTAACGGCAGGAATTGCCTTGCGGAATTTCTGCGAGGCATTCACCGTTGTGGTTTCAAGGCCTTGTGATTTGATGAGCCTCTGGGCTTCTAAGAGTACGCAACGAATGAAAGCCGCCTCGGAAATCAGCCTTTCAATCAATTCTCCTTTGTCGCTGTTATGAGATTTTCCGTTTTCGTCAATTTCTCGATAATGCTTTTTAAAAATCTTTTTAAGTCTGTTCATTTCCTGTTTAACTGCTTTATCTGAAATTAAAAGCTCAGATGTTTTTTCATTTTCCACCAAATCACTCCTTTCACCCCCCTTCACGCACGCACACACGAGAGAGGAAAAATTAAGTCCCTCCCTTCGGTTCTCAGGGGGATATATTATTTTTTGAGGTGGGGGGTAGTATGTTTCCTTCGTCATCGACAGAGTAGCGAGTATTATTTATTTTATTTTTCTTTTTTTCTTTTCGATTTGACATATGTTCTTTGTTGTGACAATCCTGACAAAGCAATTCGAGATTGTCGAAGTTCAGAGTTATCTTTGGATTGTTGATGTTGTCAGGATTGATGTAGCATTTGTGGTGAACTATGTCGCCTGCATTACCACAACGCTCACACACTCCGTTTTGCTTACGGAAATAAGCATCTCTGCAAGCTCTCCAAGATTGCGATAAGTAAAAAGATTTTGCATAGTCTTTCATACTCTAAGTATAAACCCTCAACTGCTTTCTCTACTGACATCTTTGTCGGTGCCAATATTTAAGCCTCGGTAATCAGCACAGAGCAATCGTGCCTCTTTGAGCCAGCGAAACACCGTGCGTTCGTCCGTGTAGTTGTTAATGGCAAACTTAGTCACCCTAAAATTTATTTCGCCTTTTTGTAACGGTGCTGTCGGTGCAACAAAGTAAACGGCACAAACAGCTTGACGGATGTAGTCTTTGTCGCTGCTTGTTAAAGCATCAAGCGTGTCTATCACAGCAAGCAGGTCAAGTTGTAATGCTCGGTGCATTGTCTTGTCAGCTACAACCTGTGCTTTGCTTGGGAATCCAAGAGAGGCATAAAGTCTAAACTGTGCAACGGTATAATCTCTTGTTGTATCTCTCATATCCTTGCACCTCCGATTTTCTTGTGTTTATGGCTATTGGCCAAGTAAGTAAAATGAAAAGACGCACCCGTGAAGTCATTTATCCACATTTCGTCTTTGTAAAAATAATATCCTTCGGGACAAGGCAAAGCCTCACCTCGTTCGAGTTTTCTGTATTCTCGTTTTTTTCCTTCAACAACTTTGACCTCAGGTTTATTGAGATTGCGAGATGTTTTCAAGCGCTTCTTACCATTGACATCTTTGCGGATGTACTTTGCAAGGTCAGCATAATTGCCATCTTGGTAGAGTGGCGTAAAATTTATGCCGTTTTTCCACGACCAGCATTCCATTAATATTTCACGCACGCAATTCTCAATCACAATATGCAAATGCCAATTTTTTCCGAGCTTGCCGCATTCGCAGTACCCGATGTATTTAAACTTGATTTGTTTTTTCTCTGTTCTGCGTTTGATACGCTTGAAAAAATTCGAGACAACTTTTTCAAACTCATCTTCGGTAAACTCACCAAACGGAGCGGAGAACCTTGCGAACCAGTCGCCCTCAGAGAAGTTGCAAAGGATAAGCCTCTGTGTGTGTTGTTCTCCTCTGATACGGTTTTCTTTTGTTTGCTTCTCACTTGATTTTGATTGATTGATTTGTCGAGCGAGATTTTTTTTATTCCGTCTGCGAAATGATTTATAATATTTGACCTCGAGCAAAGGGCCTGATTTAATTTCAGCTTTGTATGTAAACATATTAAACTTCCCATTATATATGTAAAAACTAAAACGGTCACTTAATTAATTCCTTGAGCAGGCTATTAAAGGAGTATCTCAACTCCTTTTTTTGTGACTATTTATTATTCTGTTATCGTATTAAAAGTCAGATGATATAAATATGCAGTAACCCAATCTGACCACTTGAGTTACTGCTCTGTGCAACCTTGCCGCTGCAATTGTGTGTTTGATTTTTGGTGCATTCTTTTGTAACAGCTTAATCAAAACGGAAGTCGTCGCTTTGATTACTTTTTTAATATAGGATTAACTTGATTTGAATTTCCTTTAAGATTTTGCAGCCGGCAAGAATATTGCCTTATTAAATGCCAAAGTATTCTTTATAGCTTTTTGCGATACCCTGACAATTGTCAGATTTAACCGGCACGTGACAAGCTACAGTTCTGATATTGTCGGCATCCAATTCCTTAAAGATTTCAGTTGCTCTTGTTTCTTCTGTTGACTTGTAAAATTTAAAGAGCAAATCCACAAAAGGTATGTTGCCGAACTCATTCAAAAATGCTGTATCGTTTTCGGTTAGTGTTTTTAAACATTTTTCTTTATATGTATCCGATGCGTCTGACAAAATGAAAAGTTTGTTATAAACATCATGCTTTGTGAGAAGGTCAATTATTTGTAAAGCAATTTGCAATACATTAGTATCGTGTTCGGCAATCGCCTTTGACAACTCCGTTAATTTGCAAGAAGTTTCTTTCGTCCTTTTTATCCATTCGATGTGTTCCTTGTTTGCAAAAAAAGTGTCAGTTCTAAATCTGCGATACTCTTGCAATAATTTATATTTGGCCTTGACACAAGACTTGGCTGATAGCAAGCCTATCTTTGTGCAACTGTATATGGCAGACATTGACAGAACAAGCCATCTGTTGAATATATCAAGTTTATTGATTTCATTAACATCAAGAGCGCCGTCGATAAATGCAACAACGAGCTTGTCAAGCTCTGATAATGTTTCTGCCGGTGCTGTTGGCTTGTCCTGTATTTCCGCTGCAACTGTTTTTTTGGATTCAGCCATTGTTGCTTGCCTCACTTTCAAGCGATTTGCGCTACAAACTCTCCGTAGCTGTAACTTGTGCCGTGCTTTGCGTTGATAGCGTCAAACTGATTAAATAAATCCGAGAACATCTCGGTAAGCTCATAAAGTTTCATTTTCGTTTCTCCTTAAAGATTTGTGTTCTGTGTGGCAAGTGCATTGATAAGATGTTCAACCTTGCCCTTGAAAAATTCCTTGTCATGTGACTGCTTGGCGAAATCGAGCATACGGATAAAGCTGTCATATGCAATTGAAAAGTATGCCTTAAAGACATCCTTGTCATCTGATGGACCGTCGGCAGTCTGAACATTTTTCAGCCTTTCTTCATACTCCTCTTTCTGCTTGCGAAGAGCCTCCTGCTTTTCGTCCTCAAGCTGTTTTCTGACGATTTTTTCGTTATTGCGATACTCCTCTTCGAGTTCGTCATAATGCTTAATGTTCTCCCTTTCCAAAGCCTTAATCGTTTCATTGAGTCTGCGTTCATTGTCGCTCGGCTCTGCAACGGCAACCTCAATAGGACGGCTTTCAAGCTCCTGAACTTTATTCGTCAGCTTGAAATTTTTGTTCTTTTCCTCTGCAAGCTGATTTTCAATATTGCGATAGCTTTCTTTTGAAGTGTCCGCCTGCTGTTTGTAATAGTCGGCGTCTTTCTTAGCGTTATTGAGCTGTCTGCAATAGTCAATGCTCTTGTCGGTTGCCTCCTGTTTTTCAGCTTTAAGGCTGTCAATTTCAGCTTTTAACTGCTTGACCGTTGTGTTTTCAAGGTCGAGCTTTTCGGCAATTTCAGCCTGTTCGGGTTCGCTGATAGTGGCAAGAAGTGATAGCTTTGTCATTCCAATTTGTCCAATCGATTGGACATTTTCAGGATTTATTTTTTCTACAATAGAAATATAGTTATATGCGTTACTGCGTTTCATACCTACTTCATTCTCGCAGTAATCCTCAAAATTCTGATATCCAAGCTCCTTGTACAGCTTGTTGTCACGCATTGTTTTAAGCCCGTTGCACATATCCCATATGTTCTGCTGTGCAAGGTTTGCGCTTACGATTATCTTCTGATGAAGTTCTATCGCCTGCTTATGCTGTTCGCTTACTGTTATTTCTGACATTTTTTATATCCTCCAAGAATTTAGTGTATTGCTGTTCAAATTCAACAATTTCGGGTGGCTTTTTATGATTCGATTCTCGTTCATTTTTGTAGCCGTGACATTGCACTATCGTCAGGCTTTCGGGATTTACCTCAATCGTGAAGTAAGGAATTGACGGTGACGCTTTATGCCGAATGAACAGGATTACTGTGTCACCTCTTGCGTGACGGTTTACATATCCGCCGACACAATGCTTAAGAATTTTTCCTTCTGAAATAATTTCTTCGCCTGTTGTGGGCGCAAGCATTACAAGATTTTTTGTGTCCATCAACAGAGGCTTAAGAGTTTTCGCCCTCTTAGCTATCATTTCCGCTTCATTCTTATTTGCGTAATAAGCAACCTTTTCAACGGCTCTGTCGTGTGCTTGTTCAAGATGAGCAGGCATCAGTTCTTCAATTCCCTCGGGAAGTCTTTTGCAGTTGTCAAGGTAATCCTTCCACAGTATTACTCTCTGATTGTTTTTTCCGTACTTCAGAATCTGCCTATATCTAACACCGGCATCGTGAATTTCGTTAACGACAAAAGTTCCAAGCTTTGACAGACTGCTTACAAAACCGCTTGCGTTCTGAATGTTCGGTTCTTCTTTAATGATGTTGCGGTAAAGCTCAATTGCGTTTGCGTCATATTCGGCAAAGCTGTGCATATCCGTCTTCCGACACCCAAGCATTTTAAGCAGATTGTTTTCTTTCCAATGGATTTTGTTCAGCTTTAGCTGACCGTTTATCAATAGGTCTGCAATCCTATCAAATCCGCCTTTAATCAAATACTCTGCATTGTTGTGTCGGACATATAAGTTAAGCCACTTTAAGATTCCGTGAACTGTGTACCTATCTGAAAGCTCATACGCTCCCGAATATTTAAGGTCTGTGTGAGTAATTACATCAAGATTCAGAAGCACCGTTTGTCCCCAGTCGGACAGCAAGGTTTTTTCTGACGGTCCCCAATACCAGCCCAAACCTTGTGCAGTATATGGGATAATTCCATCACTTTTCATAAGATGAAACGAACCGTAATCGTAAGAGAACCGTTGCATTGCGTGCTGTTCATATATATATAAGTATTCGTTCACAAAAGTGTATTCCGGTAACATTTCAATAGAATTTTCATTGTACAAATCATCGGAAAATAACTGATATGCCGTTACAAATCTGATGTACAGCCTGCCGTCAACAGCAAAGCAAAAACCAAACTTGCGACTTCTTTCAAGTTTTTTTCTGCCGTAGTGCAGGGCTTTTGCTTTTACGCTTTCCTTGCAATGACCGCAGACAAATTCCTGATTATGACAAAGTCGGAGCTGTTCGCCGATATGCCAACTTTGACAGCTTGTACAGAAATAGTCGCAGGTTCTTTTGCTTTTATTTTCGTAGAAAGCATACTGTGGAAAGTACATTGCTATCTGCTTTTCATGTTCATCTGTCAGGTCAGGAATATTCTCGAGCAGATATTCGGGATTTTTAATCATACCGACACCTACCAATCTATAAGATTGCCGAGGTCAAGAGTTACCGGAGCTTTCTCTTGCTCTGTCGGCTGTTCAAGCTCGTATTCCGACATATGTATCTGCATCGTGAAAGTAACCTTTGCACCCGGAAAAAATTTTTCGACAATCTGCTGGTACACATCAAGGTCGGAAACTGCATTAGGGAGCTTCTTTCCCACTTCGTCAATCAGCTTTTCAAGGCTTTCTGCAGCCGTTACTGCTCTTGCAAATTCCTCGTTCTGCTCCGAAAATTCGCAAAGCATTTTCTTCACCGGCTCAAGAATTGCTTTAGATTTATGGTCTTTAAGATTTTTTTTATTGCACAGCTTGATTTTTTCAGTTGCAGAGGATATAATTAAATCAGGTTTATTGTTTTTTGTGCTTGTGGCATTCGCAGTGTCACAGGCGCTTTTTTTATTGCTCATTTCTCCACCCCTACACATTCAAAGCCGATTGTTTCAGGTTTTGATGATTCATAGGCTTTGAGCCTTCGAGCAAGCTCTGCGTTCTTGGCTCTTTCGGCAACATACAATGCTGTCACCTTGTCAAGTTTTGCCTTGGCTTTTTCAAGGTTGCTGTGTGCCATTTCAAGGTCGGTCTGCGTACTTGCAAGGCGTTTTCGAGTGTGTTTGAGTGTCAGCTCGCTGTAAAAGAGCTTGTCCTTTAATGCTCTTTTGGTAAGTCTGTTTCTTAATTCCATCGTCAATGCTCCTTTATGTATTGTCTGAGTTCGTCCTTGTCGAACCGCCATTGTTTGCCGATTTTGTGGGCAGGGAGAACTCCCCTCTGTGCAAGCCGTGTTGTGTAATCAACATTGAGTGCAAGCAACCGTGCCACATACGGCACATCAATATAAACAGGTACCTCGTCCCAATTGACGATAGGTCTTTCTCTCGGCATTTTCAGTCCTCCTTTTTTAACATTTCGTTAAGCTGTTTTTGTGTGTTCAGAAAAATCAAAAAGCCAAGCAAGATCATATCTTTTAAAAAATATGTTTTTAATCATTACCGCCTCAATCAAAGTAAAGCCAACCTGATAAACAGCTTTGCTTGAAGATGTTTCGCCCTCAAGTTTTGCAGTTACGGTGTTGAAATGTAATCCAAGCAGATTTGCAATATCTGTTTTAGTTACACCTTCATCTTTCATTGCTTTCACCAAATTAGGATATAACATAGTTTTTCACCTCCAATCTACCTTATTTAGTAGATTACAGCATTATAATATACCTTTTACGGTAGATTGTCAACACTTTTTTAAAAATAATTTACTAAAAAAGGTAGATTTGTTATTGACATCTACAAAATTTTGTAATATACTAACTATCAA